TCAAACAAATTTTAGAATAAATAGAACAACAAATATAGCTTCTAATGGTTTTGGACTAAAAAACTGTAATACATATCCTATTAGAATTTATGGTTCATTAATAAATGGTATTAATGTAAATAGAAGTGGACAAAGAACATAGATATATTATTTATCACGAACAGTCCATGTTCTTTTTTTACCTTTTACAACCTTTGTTTGTTTTTTAGATAAGGAGTTAGTTTTTGATTTTTTCTTTGTAGAAGAATTCGAACTATTATTTTTTGGATTACTTATATTTTTTTTGTATCTGGAAAAATATAATTATTTTTTATTTCTATTATATCAAAATCACCATAAAGTAAAAAAAATTTTTTATTTTTTTTTCTCATCTTTTATTTTTTTTCTTAAAGGTAACCATATATTTTCATATTTTTCCAACATCTCTTTTGTTGGTCTTAAATATGTAGGAGATACATAATTAATATTTTTCTTTAATGTTCCAAATCTATCTGTCATATATATTTACTATATATTTTTACATATATTCAATATTAATTACATTTCCATTATTATCCCGAATAATATTTCCGCTATTGTTTTTAATATGTCCACTTTCAAATCCAGGCATACTTTCTAAACACTTAACTACTTTTTCTGTACCATAAAATTCATGATTTAATACTTCATCTTTAAAATTATGACCTAATGTAATACAAGGATGTTCATTAATGAACGCAACATGATTACTTTCTAAAACAAATGTAATTATACTTTCACATTTTTCAACATTTGTTGGTTTTAATTCAGAAGGAAATTTCCATCCTAATGGTGTAAGAATTGGATGCCATGGTGTAATTTTTAGTCCATTTTCTAACATTACTAAATGACATACTTCATCAAGCATAATTGTTTCATATACACATAATACTTTAGTATATGTAATAGTATTAATATTATTGCGATCTTCTAAAGTTAAAATTTCATCACCTTTTTTCACATTTTTTAACATTTTTTTACTATTATCACTCATTGTAATTAAACAATTAGAATCAAAACATCCGCTACTTTGATTATTATAAGTAGCTAATGAAGCAAGTCTTGATGGTGTTAGTGCTGGAACTAAACCATTACCAAGACTTCTATAACTATATGAAGAATAATTATTATTTGCTATCATACCAGAAGGTTCTGGAGGAGGAAGTGTATCGAAAATATCACTACAATTATCTACAAAATCATTAAAGATATTACCACCAAAACTGAAACACGCTTTATCTTTAAAATTAGGTTTAAATTCATTATTTAATGCTAGTGTAAGTTGATCTAAATAAAATTCCCCCCATTTTTTAAAATAAGGAATATAATTAGTAACATGTTCTGGTTTACAAGATAAAGCTAATTTCACTTGTTCATTAATTGTAGAATTAATATTTGTTAACAATTCATTATCGTATTTTTTAGTTAACTCATCCATAATTTTTACAATATAATCTACATTATTTTCACTGGTATTTTTTAGATTAATAGCTTTTCTTATATTTTCAATAACCTTATATCTAATAATATGTGTATCAATTAACTCATGTTCTGTTGTATCATTATAATAATATTCACAAGGTTCTGTTTTTTCTATTTTATTACCAATTGTATATTCTAAATAATATTTGGCACAAACTACATTCTTATTTCTAGGTAACTTATCAAAATTAATAATAATATGACGACATTGCTGAATTTGAAGTGAATTAATATAAATTAAATATTTATTGTTACCAATATTTTCTACAATATATTCACCCATAATTGGTTCAATATGATTAATAATAGCATCATTACAAGATTCAATATATAATTTAATATTTGTGGCAACAGTAGACTGAATATTACCTAAGAAATTACTAAATACAGTAGCAATCATACCACCATCAGGAATATGTCCGGTTAAGCCATTACCATATTTAGCCATTTCATAAAGTAATCCCTTTTGTAGATTATATCCAAAACCAAATGTATATAATGGAGATTCATAACCAACTGTTTTCTTTTTTCTTTTTAAAGTTTCAATCTCTCCTCGAGCAGGTGAAACATTAGGAAATCCATCACTTAATAACATAATAGCAGAATTTCTTGTTGTATCACTTCGCTTACCTAAAATTTCATATGCTGTTTCGATTGCATTCCAAATATTAGTTTGTCCACTAGGTTTAATATCATTAATTTTACTCATACATAATGAAACATTTACAGGAGTCATTGGTAATAATTCAAATACAGTTTCAATTCTATTATCAAAAATTACAATTGCTAATCTATCCTTTGAAGAAAGACTTTTAGCAAGAGTTTTAGCAGCATGATTAACAATATCTTGCTGTGTAAAACCATCTTCAAGTTTAGAACCACTTTCATCTTTTGCTTCAACTTGAGTATTCATTGACCCAGAGCGGTCAATACATAAAACCAAATCAATAGGAAGAAGATCGTCTTTTGATACACTATCTTTTGTTGAAGTATATTCATCAAAGATTGAAAGTAAACCCTTATCTTTTAAAATACCATGATTATGTGTTAGAATTTTATTATTATTTTCATTTTTATTATCTCCTGAATTATTATTTTGGATAGATTGAGGAATTTGTCCAGATAATGCTGATAAATTACCAGCATGATATTGATCTACAAGATATTTAATAGCAGCATTTACTTTTAAATCATGAATACCCATAGGTAAGTTAGTTAATGGTGATGTTTGTTTTTGATTTAACCATCTTACAATAGCATCACGTTCATATGTTTGCCCATCAGAACCTTGAACTGGATCCTTCATAATTTCCTGTGTAATAGGACACATAAGTGTTGATTCAATAATATTCATCCCAGCTGCCTGCATATATTTTATATTTATTTTTACATTATGTATTTTAATTCAATTTTATAAAGTTTATAAAAGTAAAAGAAAAATATAACTTTAAAAAAAGAACTACAAATAAAGAACTACAAATAAAGAACTACAAATAAAGAACTACAAAAAAAGCACTAAATAAAATTGAAAATTATTAATTATTTAATAATTTTCTTTCAAATACTAACATAATGGGTGAAAAAATTATCTACATAAATAATGTAAATAATTTGCCTGATATTCATAAAAAACAATGGATTTATTATGGAAAAATAGAAATTATTATTAAAAATAATAAAAAAAATATTATTATTTTTGATAATATAAATAAAATTGATGAGAATGAAGAAATCTATTCATCTATAGAGAATAATAATAGATTATTTATATAATTAATAAATATATGTCTATTAAGCGAATTAATAATGAAATCAAAAGAATTGAACCATTCTTAACATTAAATAATTTGAGTATATCTTTTGACAGAGATAATGAAAGGAATATAGTATCTATATTTCAAAATGATAAATTAATTATGGATATGTATCTTCCAAATGACTATCCATTCAAACCATATAATATTAACTTAATAAAAAATTATAAATATAAAAGACAATTTCAGGATGACAGATGTATACAAATTCATGATACAATAAATTACAATAAGTGGTTATCAAATATAAAAATAATAAATAATAATTACCATAGGTTATTCATGTCAAATTTATTAGGAAATAATTTTACTATTTCAAATAATTCTTGTTGTTTTTCTTGCTCTTCTATTACTTGTGGGAGTAACTGGAATCCAGCTTTAACAATAGAAAAAGGTATTATTGAATATAAAAAATTTTTAATTTATAAATTATATTCATCTCCATTAATGATTAATTATTTGGAAAAATTATACAACAATCTATTTCCAAAATTACCAAATGATTTGAAAGAACATATATTTGAATTAATATAATAATTAATTATTTTAAATACTTGTAACCATTTCATCTAATTTTTTATTCGGGGGAACAAATGGTAAACAATATGAATTATCAATTTTAAAATTACATAAAACAGGTCCATCATATTGTAAAATATTATCAATAATATTACTACAATCAACAATATTATAAGTTGTATATGTTTTTATTCCATATGCTTCACTTAATTTATCAAATTCAGGAGTGTATTTATAATTAGAACCTACCTTTCTTTTTTCATAAAATAAATCTTGCCATAAATCAACCATTCTTAGTTTACTATCATTCATAATAAATATTTTAATTGGTAAATTATATTCTCTAATTGTAGCAATTTCATTACTACTCATTGTAAAACTACCATCACCATCAATTAAAATTACCTGTTTACCAGGTTCAGCAATTTGAGCACCAATAGCAAAAGGTAAACCTACTCCCATTGTTCCTAATGAACCACTTGTTAATAATCTATTTGGATATTGATGATTAAAATATTGCGCTACAACCATTTGATGACTACCAACTCCAGTTGTAATAATATAATTATTATTATCTTTTAATTTACTAGATAAACATTTAATAATAAAATTACTTGATAATTTGTCAACATCATCCTTTAATTTAAATTCATTTTTCCAAATTTTAATATTATCAAACCATGCTTTTTTTTTATAATTAATATTTTTAGTATCTTGATTATTCATATAATCAACAAATTCACCAACATCACAATTAATACTAATATCACAGTCAATATATTTATTTACTTTATATAATTGTCTCTTACAATTATCAATATGAATAATACCATGATTTTCTCTGGCATTTTTACCAAATTCTTCTTTTAAACCAACTGTTCTATCATCAAAACGATTACCAAGACCAATAATTAAATCAGAATTCATTACAGCTTTATTTGCCTGATATGAACCATGCATACCCAACATTTTTAATGATAAACTATCATATTCATCTATTACTCCTAGTCCATGTAATGTAGTAGCTACAGGAATATTATATTTTTTCACCATATTTCTAATTTTTTCATAACTTTCAATACCTCCAGCACCGACAATTAATACTGGTTTTTTACTTTTTGATAATTTGTTAAATACTTTTTCAAATTTAATATTTAATTCATCTTGAGCTTCATAATAATTATAATATTTTTCAA